TGGGACCTACTGAGCGTAAGAAGGGACTGTAGTAGTCCTAAGAAAGACACTTTATAACTTTATCTATTTCATCGAAGTAGCGTTTAGGACACTCTTCTAGTTTTCCTATATTTTTACTTTTTAAGAATTTTATAAGTCTATCAACAGCGGATTTGTCTTTTTTTACGTTATCTTTTATGAACTTAATCTCTCCACTGGTTAGCGTTGGTTCTTGTTTTAGGTGTTTTGTCTCTGGATTATTTTCTTCATTTCCTTGGTGAATTCCTAGCATAGCGAATATGCTGTATCGTCTTTTGTATGTTGTATGTCCACCCCAGTCTTTATCTTCTGTGTATGTTTTAGTTATAGTTGTTTCGCTGCCATCTTTATTCTTTTTGACTGTTGTTTCTTTTATTATAAATTTGTCTAGCAAGTTCTTGCTTACTATTTCTTCGTCTCCAAGGGATATGGTTGTTACAAGTATTTCTCTCGGTCCATACCCATCAAAGCACATTATGTCATAGGTTTGTGTAAAGTGTAGGCCATATTGATCGCATATTGATCTAACTATTGGAAGTAGTTTTCTTAGAGACAGGTACTTAAACTTTGTTTTTCCGTAGTTAACACTTGAGTCTGTATCAATATTTAGCGTATCAAGGTGTTTTTGAACTTGTAGTAGCTTTTCGTATAATGCTTTATTCATTGTTGTCCCCTAGTATAATTCTTTAATTTCAGCTACGGCTTCACACTCTTGGCTACAGCAATTTAATATATCATTTGCTCGTGGTTTATATTCTTCGTTGCACGCTATACATTCTTCTGGCTCTGCCCTTTTTATGTTGAGGGTATATTCTTCTTGGCACAATGTGCAGCAGCATTCTACTGGCTGACCAGGAAGTGTCCAATATCGGGTTTCGCACACTGGACACTTCTCTGATCGAATCGAGTTAAATCTATTACCTAGACGTCGCATTCTATTTATAAAATCGGCGTCTCTTTCTGATAGTTTTTTTAGGTTTTCTATTATTTTTTTGTTTGGTATTTGTTTTTCTTCTTGTCTTAATGCGTCTACTATTTCGAATCGTCTTGTTATTAGTCTGTCGAATCTTTCTGCTGAGTGTTTTACGTTTTGGCTTGTTGTTTGTAGGAGTCTATCAATTTCTTTGAGTTCTTTTTTTAAGTGATCGGTAGATTCATTTCGAGTACTAGTTTTGACTTCAGTATTTAGCAAATTACATTTTTTAATTAACTCTTGTCTTTTCACTTCTAATCTACCGATCACCTTGTCTGTTGCGTTAGCTTCTACAAGTCTTTCGATTGTATTTTCTAGTTCTTTTATTTGTGCTTTTAAATTTGTATCCATTTTTGTCTTCCTTAGGTTAATGGATTATTCAACTTACTTACATGAACAGTATGACACACTTTTAAAAACGTGTCAAGCTTTTTTTTAATTTATTTTTATTTTAATATGTGTTGATGTTTAAAGTCTTTAATATAAGGGAGTTTTTCTTATGGCTAATTTTAATAGGGTTGTATTGGTAGGTAATTTGACTCGTGATCCTGACTATAGGGAGATAAATGATACGAAGTGTGTGTGTCGGTTGGGGTTAGCGGTTAACCGCACCTTTAAGGACAAGGATCGCAGTGAGGTTTGTTTTATAGATGTTGATGTGTGGGGTAGTCAGGGTACGGCTTGTAAGCGTTATTTGGAGATGGGTTCTTCGGTGTTAGTTGAGGGGAGGCTTAAGTATGAGTCTTGGGAAGACAAAGATGGTAGTAGGAGGAGTAGGCATATTGTGGTTGCTGACCGTGTTGTTTTTATGTCTAAAAGCGATAATGACGCTAAGGACACTGATGTAGTTGCTGAGGCGGCGGGTGTGTTACCGTTTTAGGTTAAAAAGGAGAGTAGTGTGGTGTTATTGGCTATTGATCCTGGTACTCGTTATGCTGGCTGGTCTGTTATGCGGCGTGATGGCAAGCATACTGATCTTTTGGGTTATGGGTGTTTAGTGTTAGGTTGTAAGGATCCTTTAAGAGATAGGGTTGTTAGGTTTTATGATTTCTTTGTAGATTTACTGGATGATTATCCTATAACGGATCTAGCTATTGAGACTCCCTTTATGGGCAGGTCTGTATCTACCTATGGTAAGTTGAGTTATTTACGTGGCGTTCTATATTTATTGAGTGGTAGGTATGGGCTTGCCTTACATGAGGTTACTCCTCGGGATGTTAAGTTATCGGTTGCGGGTACTGGTAGTGCATCTAAGGAGGATGTGTCGTTGGTTGTACATAAGTATTTTGTTGAGTTAGAGGATGGGTTACGGGACGATGTTACAGACGCTCTAGCTTTAGGGTTATGTGTGTTGTTCGGTGGGGCTCCACCTACGGTAGATAGGCAGGACAGTTTTATATAAGAGTAATATCGATTGTCGACAAGTTGTCGGCGTTTATATATAAGACGAGGTAGGCACTGCGCGGTGACCTACCTCTAAAAGTAATGAAGCCTCTCTATTTTAAGACACCATTTTAACATAGTCAAGTGTTGGTGATACCCTATATTTAATTACAACTAGGGTTTACGTGTTATGTCTATTAGACTATTTTCACTTTTTACTTGACAGCTCGATAGTACGTGTCATACTTACGAGCGTAGCGAGTAAGTGTTTTTGTTTTCTAGAGTGAGTTTATTTCTTCGTTGCTTCTGCTTTTCATCCTAATCTCTCTCTATATATATATATAAAAAAAAAGCCAGCACGTTATCCGACCCCATTCAAAGCACAATGACGATGCAAATGTAAGTGATAAGCTACTTGACCCCAGTAAGGATATCAAAGTTACTTGCGTAACACATAAGTATTATCATACTAAAAGACTTCGAAGCTATGCTAATGCACCGCTCTCGGCGGTGTGTATCCAGAATACCGCATCTTTTATAATAGAAATAAAAATACGGTTTTACCGTTTTCTTTTTGTAAACCAATATACACATTTAAATAGATATCTTTTTCCATAGAAATTATATGTAGCCTGCTTTTGCTTTGAGTGGGGACGGTTAACGTGCTGGCTTAAAAATAATTTATAAAAAAGTTGTAATAAATATATATATGTGATATCATTTATATCAAGAGTGAAAGCAAAAAAAGGTATGATATAATGATTTACTTAAAAGGGAAGTATAAAGGAGAGAGTAGTAATGCGTATATCAAGTGCAATCGAATATAAGTTAAGATACTTAAAGTTAACCGTTGCAGGAAAGCGTAGACTAACACCTTTTACAGACAAGACAATATACTGCGCAAACAAAAGGTTTGAGCGGGACTATAATGAACCACCAGAGTCCCCGTATAACATTTTTTATGGTATTTGTTGTCATATGGTACGGGAACTCAACGAAAAGCCAGACTGGTCAAAACTAGATGATATGCCATTTGATGAAAACGGTATGGTAACTGAAGACGGAGAAACCTTCGATGGCGATATAGTCAAGGAGGTTATCAAAGAGTATAAAAATAAACCAAAGACATATCAAAACACAGGTACAGCTAGTAGGGCATCAAGAGCACAGCGTGGACCAACGTTCAATCAAGGTCTCACTTATTGGAAACATGGAAAAGAATATAAATACCCAGATCAAGCAATAGATAAAGATACTAATCCATGTAAAAAGCCAGACGATGAACCAGAACGTATGCCGCAAGATGACCAACGCAGGGAGATTATAGATCCCGTTGAAGAACTTAAAAAAGCATTGCGTACCGGTAAGGTAAATATAGAAGGCCTGAAAAAAATATATGTAATGTGGAAAAATCTTTGTCCGCCAGTTTATAACTTTATAGTGTATTACCTCAAAACCGGAGACATAGACTCCTATGAAACCTATAAAAACAAGTAAAAACGTTGACACGGATATAAAAGTGTGTCATGATAGCATTATAATATAACGCTATAGAAAGGAAAAATATGAAAAGGCCAGTTATCAAACAAATGGTTATACGAATGCCCGCAGATATCCACAAGGAATTTAAAGAAATGTCTAAAGAAAAATATAGGTCTATGTCGTATATGGTTATAGACAAGATAAAAGAAATGATAGACCAATACAAAAAGGATAAACAGGCCACTTGAAGGCACCTATGTATAAAGGTATCATGAAAACAAACGAAATAAAAAATAGACACAAGGGAAGAGCAAAAATATGGCCTTAGTTACAAGCGTTGTGCTAACCACGTCCCTTATAGAGGACAAAAACAATATTAACGCTCTTAATGCATGGCTTAAAAAAAATGATTATCTCAGCCTTATAGAGTATGAACACGAAATGCCTGGGCATGGAATAGATATCCGGATTTATGCAATAGGCTTAAACTATCTAGACGAAGATGATTTTATAGGGATGTTTAATAGTATATACTGGAAACATCCAGATGATATTGTTCTGATATTAAACATAGAGGGCCGCTATAAAAGGGTGTATATATGGTGCCCTGTCTATAAAAAATTCCAGGATACTGGCACGGCGTAATAAAGGATAAAAATGACTCATAATCCACACATTTTACACATAAAAAACCTAATAGAAGCATATGACAGAACATGCAGTAGACTAATCAAGTACGAGGAAATATATGCAGAAACTGTCAGCAAAGGCGATCCAACTAGTGGTATAAGGGGCGTTTTAAAGACGCTTACAACAGAGTATCTAAACCTCGAGGCCGATATAAAAGAAGCCGCAAACAAAATAGAAGTTGATTAAGAATGACAAAGGTAGACGGTAAGCAAAAACAATTAAAAACCAAGATCAGACCAGAATACTCCATAGAATCGGTGTGGCTTGACATCAAGAACAATGAAATATGGATACTTACAGACAGAACAAATACACACGATATATGGACACAAATAAACGGGACAAGAGATGATGATAGATGGAATACTTATGTGTGTCTTTGCATGGGGAGTAGCTGCGATTGTAATACGTACCATTCTTAGTATATTTAAATAACTTGACACGGATATAAAAGTGTGTCATAATGGTAAAGTAGTATGAAAGGATAAAGATGTGAAAAGCAAGTATGTATTTATAATACCTGGTGAACCTTCTAAAACATATAAATCAGAAGCAGAAGGACGACAACCGCTAGATACATACAGAGAAGGTAAAATCAGATTCTACGTCTGCATAGAAAACCAATTCGAAAACGAAAAACTAATCAAACAACCAATACAAGCTATATTCAAATTCTATATCAAAGATACCAACAAGTCAGAACCATCAGCCATCGAAATGCTCAGATTCGCCAATAAAATGCTAAAAGGAAAAGTATATAAACACGAAAACCTCTATAATATCAGCATACTTAAAGAATATAGCAACCAACCACATACCGAAATTATAATCAAACCTTATAAACCAAAAGGAGAGTATGCCAAAAAAAGAGCAAACAAAAAAATATAAAATAGCACCCCATAGAAAGCAATATGCGGCTACTACATTTGAAGACCTAAAACCAGAAGAACTGTTTATTTCAGGGCATTATATGACAGATCGGATGCTCGAAGTATTCGCCGATCAAATGGTAACCTATGTGGCTAACAATGCAAAGTGTATGTCAATCACCGAATACTATATAGCTAGAGGCGTAACCAAAGATGTATACTGCAAATGGTTAAAGCGATCCCAATACCTTAATAAACGACACCACTTTTGTAGAGAGCTTATAGGCCTTAGACGAGAAAATACTATGTACGAACATGATCCTAAGATGCTTAACCATACAACACACCTCTACAGCGAAGAGTGGGACAAAGCCAATAAAGATAAAGCCAAACTTAAACTTGATAACGAAGACCGACGAGACATCAAGGTCGTGTTCGAAGACTATAGGAAGAAGGATGACTAAAAAAGAAAGAGACGATCTTATATATATTTCAATAAAACAACGGATAATTAAGGCGCTGCCTGCTTATGGCAAGCGATAAAGGATAACGAATGAAAAAATTAATATTATGCTTTTGTTTGCTTACGGCTACTTATGCTATCCCAGTAGTGCGTAAGTCTAATGGCATTACTATGGTATATCACAAGGCGCAAGACACAGTACGTCGACACAGGGGGGCCGCTGGGATGGTGACAGGCGCCTTGGGTACCATGGTTATACAGAAGCTGTTTGAGAAAGAGATACAGGATTACTTAAAGCCGTTCATAAAGGGAGTATGCGACAAAGTTAAGCGGCTACTAAGAAGGATAATCAATAGGGATAAAAAAGCTTAATTATCCCACTTTAAGGAGTTTTAAATGTTTGCCTACAGTGATGCAGTGCCACGTCTGACTATTAAGATCGCCTCTACACCCCTAATAGCAAGCTGCTTTTCTTTATCATGCCATCATAACTTAGGTGACACGCTTTTAAAAAAGTGTCATCCAAGTATACTTGGCCAAGATATTAAGTTGGTCCTGCGTCCCTGTGGGCGTGCGTTCAATTGGTTCGGACGGATGGTCGTCCGGGTTGGACGTGAAATCAAAAGGAGATGTAATGTGTGAAGAAGAACGTAATTTTTATATTTATGCTATGGCTATGACTATTGCAGCTTTTGTGCTCTGGTTTCTTGTGGGTTGCTTCGGCGTTCCAATGTATACAATAGGGTTTGTTGTGTTCGGGATACCAATCATCTATATGGCTACGTCGTTTTGGAAATCTATAATCGAAGTATTATTCATATCTAAATAGAAAGGGTGTTATGTTTATTTTTTTGATTCCTTATTTTTTTATGGCGCTTGTAGGTCTTGATATATTTGTGACCGCTATACTATACTACAAGGCAACACGTACGATAGATGATATGGAAGAGAAGATTCATGATCTTCAGGCCCGCACTTATAGTAGCTACAACAGCATTTTAAGAAATGAGCACAAAATATCTGAGCTAGAAAAAAAAGTTTATAGACCTCGAAGAGTAACTAGAAAAAAAGAAGTTAAGGTATAGAGTGGACGAGTCAACAAAGACAGTTCTAGTAAGTAAGTTTAAGCCGCGCTGGTATCAGCGTGACTTGATAAATGCTATAGAGCACTCAGACAAGCGTAAGTTTATTGCGATATTTCCTCGCCGAGCAGGCAAGGATGTTGTTGCCCTTAATATTATGCTTCGTCAAGCGTTTAAGCGCGTTGGTGTTTATTATTATCTCTATCCAGAAAAAGATCAGTGCCGTAAGGCCGTTTGGGATTCGATACTTATAACTGGCGAGAAATTTTTAGACTTTATACCGAAAGAGCTTATAGCTAAAAAAAATGAAGCTCAAATGAAGATAACGCTCGTTAACGGTAGCATTATAGAGTTTAATGGCTGCGATCGGGCCGATTGCTATGACAATAAGACTGAGATATTAACGGACCGTGGGTGGCTACTTTTTAGTGGATTAACCGGTAAAGAAAAGGTTGCGACACTTAAAGATGGTTGTATGGTTTATGAAAAACCTACAGATTATATCGAGCAAGATTACAGTGGCGATATGTACTCCGTAAAAAACGATGCTATAGATATGTTAGTTACGCCAAATCACAGGTTTTTTGTTCGGTCTGGTAAGGGTGTTTATAAGTTTAAGCGTATATCAGACCCGACAATTGCACGCTATTCTATTCCTGCAAGATCAGACTGGCATGGTAAAAAAAGAAAAACTTTTACCTTTCCGGGAACAAATATAACAATATCGATGGAAGATTTTATGGCTCTTCTTGGTATTTATTTGTCTGAGGGGTCTTCTTATCGAGGCAAGAAGGGCTATAGTGTTTGTATTGCGCAAAAAAAACCGCATGTTAGGAGTAAGATAGAGGAGCTTTTAGACCGCTGTGGTTTAAATTATAAAAAGAGGGCAGATGCTTATTACTTTTATAGTAAAGATTTGTACTCTTATTTTTCTCAGTTTGGCCTTCAGTGTCAAAGATATATTCCTCGTTTTGTTTTAGAGCTCGACAAAAGCTACTTGAAAACATTATTTGATTGGCTTGTTCTCGGTGACGGGACAGTACGCAAAAATGGATCAACGCTTTACTATTCATGCTCAAAGCAACTAATTGATGATGTTCAAGAGCTTATATTAAAGATAGGGTATTGTGGTTATGTTTATATTAAAGCAAAGGCTGGCTCTCCTGGCGGTATTATACGAGGAAGACAGATAACATATAAGCACGATCTATATCAAATTAGAGTTAGAACATCCAAGTTTAAATATTTTAGTTCTACAAAGAAAAGTTATATAAGCAAGAAGCATTATAGCGGTAAAGTATATTGTGTGACGGTTCCTTCTGGTGTAATAAAGGTTCGTCGTAATGGTAGAGAGTGTTGGTCTGGCAACTCATTGCGCGGATCCAATCCCGTTGGTGTTGTCTTTTCAGAATTTGCACAAACTAAACACCCTCATGCATATGATGGTGTTATAGCTCCGGTCCTTACTGCAAATAAAGGCTGGGTAATGTTTATATCTACTCCTTATGGACATAACAGATTTTATGATCTCTATAAGTATGCTCGGAGCGGTGAAGATCCAACTTGGTATACAAAGCTGTTAACGGTAAACGATACGCAGCACATGGATCCCGTAGGGCTTGCAAGAGAACGAGCTCGAATGTCAGAAGAGCTCTTTATGCAGGAGTATTTCTGTTCGTTCGAGATTGCAGGTGACGGGTACTTCTATTCTAAATATATACAGCAGGCTTACTCTGAGGGACGTATTGGGTTCGTGCCGCATGACCCTACACATAACGTCCACACGGCATGGGATCTTGGATGGGCATGTCCAACGGTTATACTCTTTTATCAGATAATAGAGCAAAAAGTATGTGTTATAGACATGTATCACAAGCGAAACGAGAAGCTAGCGCACTATGTTAGCACGCTTAATATGTTTGCTAGAGAGAAAAACTACAATTACGGAGAACACTTTGTGCCCCATGACTCTAAAAAGCATAGTTTAAATGATGGACTAACTCGTATCCAGATGCTTGAGCAGTTGGGCATTAAGGTTACTCGTTTAGATCGTGGAAGGTTGACTGACGGCATAGAGGTAGTACGAAATACCTTTGCTCGTATATTTATAGATGAAAACAAATGTAGAAAATTAGTAAGCGCGTTAGAGTCTTACGCGCAGAAGAAAAACGATAAGACCGACAGGTTTATGCCTACAGATACTGAGACATGGGCAAACGACTATTGTGATGCGTTTCGTTATATGTGTATGTCGTTATCTAAAATGTCGTCCTCTGTCATGTCGACTGAAGAGTTTAATTTAAAGCGTCAAAAATTACGTTACGGAAAAGACTCATATTTCTCTCCAGTATTTAGATCTCGATAAGTTGTTTATCTCCTTTTTCAGCCTTATTGTTATCTAGATGTCGGGTGGTTTAATCGCCACCCGTTTTTTATTTTAATTTTTTTATTGTTTTACGCTTATACTGAATTTATAGAAATTTCTAAGATAGGAGTGGTTAAATGGCTTTATATCCAATGGAACAAAATATTCCATATACGGAGGACTACGCTGAGATAAAACAGCAGGCGGAGACCTTCTATAATGAAGCCTTATTGGTGAATCAGGCGTTTCACAATGAGGCTAATATAGATGCTCGCTTTAATGCTGGTGATCAGATATTAGTGAGCGAGTATTATAATATTCCTTTAAAGACGAGAAAGAACTTTTATGTTAACCGTATAAGACCGGTTACAAATTTAATTGTTGGCTACCAGCGAGCAAACAGAAAGACAATAATAGTTAAGCCTGTTGAACTTCGACATCAACAAGGTGCTGACCAATATACAAAGTTAATGTCTGCTATTTTAAGAAATGCAGACGGGTATTCTATTATATCTGAAGCGTATGAAGGGGCTGTGGTAACAGGCCTTAACCTTTTAGAGATCTATGTAGATTATTCTGATGACCCAGTTTCTGGGGACATACGTATAGAAAACTGTGCGTATAACAGTTTCTTTATAGACCCCTATTTTAGAAAAAAAGATTTATCTGATTGTAATGGAATATTAAAGCGTTCCTTTTTAGCCAAAGAAACGTGCAAAAGGTTAGTTCCGGATAAGGCAGACGAAATAGATTCGTTCTCTGGTAACTACAAAGATGACAAGTTCAACTATATGCCTGAAGCATCCCGTTTTAGGAAAGACTTGTTAGCTTATGATGAGTACTATTATCGTGACTATAGAAAGCGCGTATTACTTATAGATAAGCAAACAGAGGATAAGTTGGAGTGGCGTGGTACAGAGGCGGAACTACGCGAGCAGTTAGCTCAATATCCTGATGTTGAAGTGCAAAGAGATGAAATTCCTACTGTTAAGTTGGCGATCCTTGTTAATGGTCATGTTGTGTATAATGGTGAGAACCCGCTTGGTATAGACGATTATCCGTTCGTACCTGTTTTTGGTTATTTTGATCCTAACCTTAATGATTTTTCTTTGCGTATTCAGGGCGTTGTGCGTGCTATGCGTGATTCTCAGTTCTTGTATAACCGACGCATTATATTAGAGCAAAACTCTTTGGAGGCTCGTGCCAATGTTGGCTATATATACAAGGAAGACTCCCTTGTTGACCCTCAAGAGCCGTTAAATCCATTTGACGGTAAAATGATTAGGCTTAAAAAAGGTGCCGATATGGGCGATTTTATTACTATGGCACCACAAGATATTCCTGAGTCTCACTTCAGACTTAATGAGGTTCACGAGAAAAATTTAATGTATGTGTCGGGTGCTAATGAAGAGCTTATGGGTATGGCTGAAGACGATAAGGCAGCTATATTGGCTAAGCTCCGCCAAGGTCAAGGTCTTGTAACATTGCAGACATTATTCGATCAGCTTGATAATTCTTTGCAGAACCTTGGAGCAACTATGGTTCAGATTATACAAAATAATTATACACCTGCTAAGGTGATGCGGATTCTAGATGAAGAGCCAGTGCAGGAATTCTATGACAAGGTATTTGCGAAGTATAAAATATCTATCGAAGAAGGCTTTGATACTGCTACGCAACGTCAAGAAGAATTTCTACGTCTTATATATCTTAGAGACAAGGGTATTGAAATACCTGATGCGTCTATTATTAAGGCAGCTAGTTTGCAAAATAAAGATGAGCTTATTAATGCGATAAATGAGCAGAAGCAACAAGCACAACAAATACAAGAGCAGCAAGCTCAAATAAATGCTCAAGAGCAACAAGCTACAATGAATATGATGAATGCTCGGGCGCAGGCTGATATAGCTAACGCAAGAAAACGCGATAGTGAATCAGAAAAAGATAAATTTGATATGATAAAAGAAGCGATGGATACCAATAGACAAGAACAAAAATCTGACTTAGAGGCTATAAAAGTGCTTAAGGACTTAGAGCAATCTGATCCTGACAAGATAGACGAACTCGTGGCGCTCATGCGTATAATACAGCAGGAGCGTAAAGAGATGCATAGTGATGTAAAATCATCTGACCTTGCATCGCCAGAAGACCAGTTTATATCTGGCATACAAAGCTTGGATCCTATATCACAGGCAGAAGCGCCATTAGAGCAATCTTTCCAGGAAACAATGATGCAGCCTGACGAGCAGGGTTTAATATGATAGCTTCTCCTTTCATGGGGGTGCCCCTGTGGTGCCCCGTTGATATTTGTGTTTTAACGTTAATAACCATAGGAGTTATATTATGAAAAAGAAGTACAATTCTTCGTACTATGAGCCATTTGCTGGCTATGAAGGATCAAAAAAAGACTTGATGGCTCTTTGGAACATGTCAAAGGGTTCCGGCCACAAGATGCCTACAAAGTTTTACTCGGCTGTTGTTCCAATGGCTGGTAAAGTAGGCAAAAAGGGCAAATAATGCCTGTTGCTATACGCCCTAAAGGGATAGCCAAGCGCATATTTGAACGTGTGTTTGGTAAAAGAAAAAAAGAGAAACGTAATCGAAGTAAGTAGTACTCTTTTCTTGGGGAGGGGTAATACCCCTCCTTTATCCATATATCTTTTCTATGATCAAGTTTGATATGTCCTTGTATGACATTTTATATATAAATGCGAGTTCATTTAGTTTAGCGTTGGTTGCTTCGTCTAAGTATATAGTAATTCTTTTTTCATCAGAGTCGTTCTCTGTTTCTGGAGTATCTACTTTGCCAATGGCGTAGAATTTGTTTATAGCAGCTTCAAAGATAATTGATGTATTCATGTCGTCTAATTTATTCTGTATTTTATTAAGAAGGTTAATACTTCTATCTGTAAAGCTAATAGATCTTTTTACTTTCATTAATCACCTGCTTTTTTGTATTTATTATAAAGCAGTTCAAGTCCTTCAAGCATGATTTCATAGTCTTTTGGTATATGCTGCCATTCAGTTTTAACGCTTTTAGCTTTTAAGATATACCTAAACTGTTCTTCGTACTTATCCTTGAGCTTTGTCATCACTATTTTCATTATTTTGTCCATCCAGTAAGTCTTCTATATTGTTTACGGTTTCTATAACGCCCTCATCTTTTAGGATCTGTATGGCTTGCTTGTATTCAATAGCCACTTTTTGTAGGTTTTCGTCTTTGCTTTTTTCCATATATTTAAACGCTGGTTCTAATATGGCTAAACAGGTTGCTTTTTGTATTAGTTTTGTTCCTACATCAAGATTCTTGTTGGCGTCTGTAAGGCTTGTCATTATAACAGCTTTACTTATTATTCTGTCGAGTATGCCTTTATATTTACTTTTTGCCATCTTCTTCCTTTTTACTTACAAACCCCTCAATTGATCCACCATAGAATTCAATAGTAAATATGGTTTGTTGTAGTTGCGCTAATAATGAGTCTATGCGCCTATTTACCAGGTTTGCTTGGTCTTCTTCGCTTAATTTATCTTTCTTTGGATCATATGCTTTGCCGTCTTCTTTTACCCATTGTCCTGGTATATTGCTTAGTTTGACCTCGGCTTTTTTGTCAAAGATAAACGTTGCTTCATAGATATCGTTTTCCTTATCTATCTTTTTGGAGGAGATAAGAAGTTCTTTGTCTTTCTTTCTAAATTCTTTAAGGCTTATTTTATTTTGCATTGGTTCCTTTCTTATATTTTATTGCAATCATCGTACAATTTGTCTTTTATAGTTTGTTTACATACTTTATTTTCTGTATTGCATTCGCAACAACAGTGGTAAACTCTTTTTCGTCTAAAAATAAGGTAAAGTATAAATAAAAATATTAACGCTCCCATGTTCAATCGTTACTTTCGGCTTCTTTTCTCTCGTTTATTGATTTAGATATGTTTTTTAAGACGCGTATTGCTCTGAGTCGTTTATCGTATTCACGTTCTACTTCACTCGTTATGCGCACCACCTCTTTTAGGTCTTCTTCTCTTTGCTTCTTGTAGGCATCTCGCATTCTTGTAAAGTCGTCATCAGTCCACTCTGGTGACCTTTCCATCGCACCAATTGATAAAACAAATAGAAATGGTATTAATTTTTTCATGTTTCCCCAAAAAATATACCTGGTTACCAAAATTTAACTTATATATTCATATATAGTATGACACATAATTAAAAGTGTGTCAATTAGTTAAAAAAAGAGGGCGCTAGGCCCCCTGGTTATTTTTTGAATATGCCAGCTATTAATACTGCGATCATTGCTGTTATTTTTACTACTTTTTTAAGTATTTTCTTTGTTGATGGTAAACATTTTGCTCGTTCTCCAAATGTTGTATTAGGTTCTTCTTGTTCATATTGTATTTCTTCGATGATTTCTATGATGTCATCGACGGCTTCTGCTGCATTGTGTATCTCTATTTTTTGTTGGTTTTGTCTAGCAATAATTGGTGAGCTTAATAACATGGAGATCGCGATAACCGGTTTAAGAATTTCCATAAAAATTCCTTTCCATTTAAAGTGTTATTAACCATCATTATTATATCATATATGGGAGTATAAAATATGGAAGTTCATAAAGGTTGGATCAGATACACCGAGTTAAGGGATAAAGATGAACCTAATTTTGGTGTTGAACTTGCGGAGAAGCATAAAGATTTAGCTGATCAAACACATACCGCCAGAGATCAAGCTCGTGAAGAACTAAAAGATTTTGTAGATGAGGTTATTAAGTGTGTTGAAAATGGTAAGAAGCATTTTGATGGAGACTTTTTTGTAGAAGTCTTGTTTGTGCATGATCGAATATTACAGGGCGTTACAAAGCGCATCTTTGCTGCTCGTCGCACCTGCCCACATCCTTTCCATGATCAGGCTGCTTATAAATATCACGCCGACGATGAAAATATAGAGTTTATGTGGGTTGTTCCTGGCGTAGAGACATCAAAACACCTACGATTAAACGTATTGCAGCTTACAGATAACGAAAAGTTTTTATATGATAACCTTGAAAAATATACAAATCTTGCTTTTGCCAAAAGAAAATATTTAGAAGATATTAAAATAGCTAAAAAAAATAATAAAATCATGATTGCGAGGAGTTAATAATGATAGAAGAAGCTAATGTAAATGAGGTTGAGGTTACCGAAGAAACACAGGTACAGTCTGACGTTGCTCCGCCTGCAGAACAGCAACCAGAGCAGGCGCCTATTGAGCAGCCTGAGACGCCAAACCAAGATCAAGTTAATTTTCGTCAGCTTAGGGAGCAACAAGAACTTGAGCGAGAGCGCGCTATTAGAGCAGAATATGAGCGCGACCAATTAATGCAATATATACAGGCTCAACAACAACAAAAACAACAGCCTCAGCAAGCTCCAAATCCTCTTGGGTTGTCTGATGATGACTATGTCGAAGGTAAGCATCTTGGTAAAGTAAATAAAAGTGTTGAAGAACTTAAGCGTGAAGTTCAGCAATGGAAGGCTCATAACGAAGAGGTTACTGCAGAGCTTAAGCTTACATCTGAATTTAACGATTTTAATAATGTTGTTACATCTAAAAATGTTGAAAAATTATTAAAGGAATATCCTGAACTATCGTCTACTGTTAGAGGCAATGACCCATTATATAATCGTGGAAAAGCTACTTATAGGCTTATAAAGAAGTTTCTTGGAGATAACACAAAGCAGACTATAAAGCAGTCAATGCCGCAATCTATGCCACAAAAACAAGTTCCGCGTTCGGCAGCTACTCTTAAAGGGACGTCTTCTGTCTCTAATATTGGCTTAGATGCTAATGGTCATATGACGCCAGAACGTAGAGCCTATTTAAGAAGGCAAATGGACGACGCTATTAACAATTATTAGTAGTAAAAATTTTTATATCATATATTTGTAAATGACATTGAGTAAGGCTGCTCTTGGGCTGTACAGGGACTCGCCCTCCTAGGCTGTATAGGGTTTCGCCGACCTAGGCCATAAGGACTTGTCATCCTAGGCATATGTGTATTTGCCGATCATAATTAATTAATTTTGAAGATTAAGGAGTAAATCATGGCTGGTATAACTACCACAAGTATTTTACCTCCAGCAGTCGAACAAGAATACGCAGGTAAGTTGCTTCTTGCTAGAACAAGAAATCTTATTCACGGATTACCTCTCGAACAAAAGACGCTGGGTAAAAATAAAGGCGGAACATTAAGATTTAGAAGACGTGTACCTTTTGATGTTGACACAACCCCACTTGGTAGCTCAGGCGCTACACCCCCACCAAAACTATTAACAGCTGTTACTATTGATGCTAAACCACAATGGTATGGCATGTATACGACTCTTAATGAGCAGGTTGTATTAACTAACCAAGATCCTGTGCTTAATATGGCTGCAGAAGGTCTTGGACAATTTATGTTGGAAACTGATGATGCAATTATCAGAAATGTGCTTGCAGCTACAGCTTCTATACAGGACTGTGTAAATGGTACTGTTGTAGATAACCCAACAGATATGGACGATGCTGACTGGTCTAAAGCATATCAAACACTTAGATCAAACGATGCATTCCCTTGTGTTATGGGTCGTGAAGGCGAAGACAAATTTAACACAAACCCAGTAAGAGAGTCTTACTTTGCATTGTGTCACTCTGACTTAATATCAGATTTAGATAATCTTCCAAGTTTCACTCAGAAAATCAACTATCCTAACATGATGGGAACAAGGCATTCTGAGCATGGATCTATTAATGGATTTGCAGTTCATACTTCTTCGCAAGGTTCTATAGATGTTACTCCATCAACAGGTGGAAATAATGTTTATAATGTCTTCTGTATGGGTAAAGAAGCAGCTGCACGAGTTAACCTTGAAGGCAATGGTGAGTTCTTAGTTAATTCTCCAATTGATCCATTAAGACAAAACTATACCGCGGCTGTAAAATGGGTTCAAGCATGTAAAATTCTTAACGAGTCATATATGCTTAGAATGCGTTGTGTAAAACGTCTGTAATAAGGAGATAATTATGAACAATGAACTAATGCAAGGCTATTACACAGCTGACGGCAAAACTAAAATACTTGAAGTTCCTTTTGATGCGAACTTTATTAAGATTGTTAATCTTACGCAAACAGCTGCAGCTGGCGCTGGACAGGTTGTAGAAGCTTTCTGGCAAGAAGGTATGGCGTATGGTATGCGTTATACAAAAACCGCTGTTACAGGTGCTTTAGCAACTGATGTTTTAGCTGCTAATACTGCTATTACCAAGGTTAACACAGGTGATAATCCGTTGTCTGCCGCTATTGCAACAACAGGCGTGACAGCTGATGCTCCTGCAAAAATAACAATGGCCGCAACTGCTGGTCTATATGAAAACGACATCGTTAGAATACAAACAACTCCTGGCGCAACACAGTTAAATGGTATGGACTTCACAATTAGAGATATAACGCTAAATACAAGTGTTGAGTTGGCTTTTGGTCCAACAGTAGTTGTATCTGCTAACGCAGGTTCAATCTACCGTGTAAAATACGATAAACTTGTCTATCCAAGAACAAGATTTATCACCAATATTACACAAGCCGCTCAAGCTGTTATTACATTGTCTGTGACACACGAATACTCAGTAGGTGACTATGTAAGATTGTTTGTTGGTCCAGAATACGGTATGACAGAAGCTAACCTTAAAGAGGTAAAGGTTGTTGATACTGATATTGATTTGGCAGCAAACACAAACACTATAACAGTAGACCTAGACACAAGATCATATACAGCATTCACATTCCCTGTTACGGGTACAACACTTGCTCAAAAAGCAGAAGTTGTTCCTATGACGGGACCAGGTACAAACCCTCAAATACGTGGGTTCCAACTTCCAGCTGGCGCAGCTGCTCCGGGTGGTGTTGCTAACGACGTTATTTACTGGGTTGCAGGTAACTCTTGGAACGTATAAATGATGGGAGGGGTTAGCCCCTCCCTTTTTTAAGGAGAACTATATATGTCAAAAAAGTTAGATGAAATCATAGATAATAACTTGAAGTCAAAACAAAAAGATAAAATTGAGATGGTGACGGGTATATTTAAAAATCTTGAGATAGAGGGTAGTCCTATTAAGTTTAGTTTTTCTCAAGGTAAACGATTTAAAGGGAAGCCTGCAGAGGTTTACGAGTTAAAAGACGGTGAAAAATATACTATTCCTCTAGATGTTGCTCGTCATTTAAATAGATGTTCTTATTTTGCAAGTGTGCACGAAGTAGATGAAAAAGGTAATTATTTAAGAACAAAAAAAGAACTTGTTGATAGGTATATGTTTAGACGTATAGATGACTTATACGACAATAATCTATAAATAAAAGGGGAGTTGCATGTCAACGTTTGCAAAGATAAAAGAAAAGGTACGGCTTTTAACAAAAAGAACTCAGGTATCACAATTATCTGAGGCAAGTTTAAAAGAGTATGTTAATACGTTCTATCTTTATGATTTTCCACAGATTGTAAAGACTCGGGACTTAAAGAAAAATATCTCGTTTGCTACAACTCCCTACGTTGATGCTTATTCTACGACAAATGGGGCGTATATATTGAACCTAAAGGATTTTGTTGATTTTGTGGTTACTACCGATACTACCGTGTATGTTTCTGGTCAGCAGATACAATTGTTTCAATCTCCAGAACAATTTAATAACACCTATTATAGCACGAAAGCTCGTGGGAGTTTTGGTACTGGAGACGGTGTAACAACAAATTTTACTTATACGTTGCCAACAAAAGTATTGCATAGGTCTGTTATTTTAGGCTCTGTTAATGCTGCTGGAGCTGCGTTAATAGTTAAAGATGAGCCAGATACAGATGCCTTTGAGCGTGAGGCTAACACAGGTGAACTACGAGATCAGGCAAACAACAACATTGGAACAATAAATTATATTACGGGAGCGATAGATGTTACGTTTCCATCTGCTCCAGCTAATGGAGAAGATATTACCTATGAGTTATTTACCTTTAATCCATCCTTACCTACAGGTATATTATTTTTTGATAATACTTTCACTTTAAGGCCTGTTCCAGACAAAGTATATGAGGTAAAACTTGAAGTTAGTGTTCAACCGGGTGAGTTTGACTTAGATACTGATGTCCCACTTGTTAGGCAATGGTGGCAGTTTATTGCATATGGTACAGCAAAAAAAATACTAGAAGATTCTTCTGATTATGAAATGCTTGCAAATATAATGCCTGAATACGATCGGCAAAAAATACTTGTCATGCGCAAGACAGAGCGCGATTTGTCAAAAGAAAGATCTAAAACTATATATAATACCTCTCAAAACATAGCTAATGACTGGAGATATTATGGATAGGTATTTAATAGGCCCCGTTAAAGGTGGTTTAAAGACTGATGTAGTTCCGTTTTTTACTCCAGAAGACTTTTTTACCAGCTTGCAAAATGTTTTAGTTCAGGATGGAAAAATAAAAAAAAGACCTGCTAGTGTATCGCTTGATCCTAATAATGTTAGATCTTTAAACAGTAGGTTGCGTATAAATATTGGGACTACAGATATTTTAGGCAACCTTGGTGCTACTATTGTTCCTGGTGGAACAGGTGAAGTGGGGCAACAGTTTTCTGTTGGTGATGATATATATACGGTATTCGCAACTGGATTATCACCATTGAAGGCGCCATTGGGATCTGCCGGTACGTTTGACACGGCAACAGGAACTGTGACTATTTTAGGTGCAGATCCAGCGACAGATGTATACTGGTATCCTTGTTATCCAGTTCTTGGATTTGGTACGTATCTAAAAACAGACGGAACCATTGAAGAATATGTTAACGATACAAAATTTATATATAGATATGAGGCTACCGGATTTGAGCGTGTTACAACAACGTTTGGTTTATATATAGGGGATATAAATTTTAGATCTAACTATACACAATTTTATAGCTCTATATCTGGAGAAAACACTTTATTTTTAGTAACTAGCAATACTAACGTGGTAGCTTACACGCAAACAGCAGGATCTTTTTCGGCCTTTATTAAGCCTTTTTCGGCTGCCGCAAACTATAATATACAAGGGGCAACATTTGCAGTTGTTTTTCAGTCTCGCTTGCTGCTTTTTGACACAAGAGAAACAAACGGTGCTCCAGCTCCAATCATAAGTCATAGAAATAGGATACGATATAGCGCATATAGTGATGCATCTAGCACTGATGCCTGGTATCAGCCGCCTGATTCATCTAATAGGGGTGGATTTATTGACCTGGATGTAGGTGAAAGAATAGTTTGTGCTGAGCCACTAGATGATAGGCTTATTATTTTTACAGAAACATCTATATGGCAGTTATCTTATACCGGAAACCCTATAGAGCCGTTTGCTGCTAGTTTGATTGACGGTACCCACGGATCAAGATCTCCAAATGTTGTTGAAGTTGATAATAGGCTGTTGTTTGCTAATAATTTTGGTATACACGTCTTTGATGGAAGAAATATCATTAAAATAAGTGAAGATATAGATGGGCTTTTTGATGGTGCTGTTGATTATAGGTTTTGCCAAATTTATAAAGATGTTTTAAATGAATTAGTATACATACCAATCTCTACTGAATTAAATAATCAATATCCAGATAATATTATTATATATAACTATAAAAATAATACATTTAGTATTGCAGATGAATATTGTACTGCTTTAGGGGAAAGAAACAATAAAGCTGTTGGTGGTGTATTGTCAAGGATAGTATCGCCAGCAAGTATTATGGGAAACCATAAGGGTTATATTAAGACCTTTTCTTTAAGTGAATTTAAAAATGATTCTTATCAGCATATTTCAAGCATATCAAGAATAACTGCAATCTCTGTTGAATTAACTATCCCAAATCATCAACTGAATGTTGGTGATCCAATAAGAGTTGAAAATTCGTCTTTAGCAAACTTAAATCGCTCATACCAGGTAATAATAAGAGTGTCAGATGATGTCGTGACGATAATAAATGCGTTTGCTGATGTTGTTGATGCTAATTATAGAGGTGATGCAACTATTTTAAATATTGATCCTGTTTTTCTTGTGTCAAAACAGTTTAATTTTTATATGCAAAAAGGGTTTGGTACATCAATTAACAAATTAAGTTTTAACGTAAATAAAACTAATGACAATGGCACATATAGAATAGTAGGTGCGCCAAATGGTTCTTCGAGTGAGACTAATCTGCCTGCTTTTTATTTGGGTGAATCATTACTCGAAACAGAAGCTGACGTATTTAAGCCTGAAGAGGCATCACAAGACAGAGTTTGGCATACAGTTTATTTTCAGACAAGAGGAGAATCGGTGTCATTTTGCATTGACAATGCTTCACCTGAGCTATTACTTGACGACACTTTGCCGTTTCAGGAGCTTACTATAAACGCGATAATGGTATATGCTGAGCCATCTTTATACATATAGATTACTGTTTGGTGTATTCAAGTATTACTTCGCTTTGAGTAAATGCACTTAGATTAGTTTGTACTTGCACTAAGACGTTTAATGCGCTAACTGATACAGAGCAAAAGTGTCCAAGATTAGCAAACCATGTTACTGATGCTGGGTCAAAGGCTTTAAGTCGTATTTTTATAAAGTCCCAGTTTGCGTTGATAGGTATAGTTGCGCCGGTTATATCTTTATTTAGATTATGTGCTACTGATTTCGTTCCTGCTGCTGGAAGTGCGCCAAAGTCTATTACTTTTCTGTAGATCATTTTTTGTTCGTTTTGTTCTTGTCCTGCGTACCATTGTTGTGATGTGAATATCTCTTCATAGTCATATATGGCAGTATCTTTTGTATTTATTAGATATACAAGCTCATCTGTTTTTCTGTATATATTTCGTATAAGTTCTTTATCATTTTGCGAGAAATTGACCTTGCTAGCTATTAACCTATCACCTGGCATAATTTCCTCTCAATTTATTTTTATTCCTACTAATATAACTAAGAACATGTTCTTTAAATAATATATTATAGAGGAGTTTTTTTATGGCTATATCTGCGATTTTACCATGGCTTCCACTAGGTGCCTGGGCTGCTGGCGGCCTTGCACGGCTTGGCTCTGCCGGTCTGCGTAAGTTACGACAATTAAGGGACCCTGTTGGTTTTAGGAAACAAGAAGCGTTACAAGAAATTGGGATTACGCCAGAACAATATGATGTACGACGTAGAAATATGCTTGAAGGGTTGCAAGCATTGAAAACACCGCAGCAAGTATTTGCTCCACGTCCAATTACCCAAATGTCTCAACGAGATGTTACAGCAGGACTTAGTTCACAAATTGGTGGTAATATTACACCTCAAAGACCTGGAGGCTTAGCTGCGCTTTTAGATAATCAGGCTACTATGGCAAGGCGTGGTTATGAGTCAGCCGTGGCGCAGATAGGGGCAAGGCGTATGCCGGGGAGAAGCGCACGAGGCGGAGGAGGCTCTTCTGCTGAATACGGAATGATGCGTGATGCACTAAAAGGTGGAGCTATAGGGTATACGCAAAATGTCATGAAGCTTCTAGGAGATTATGCAACTCGTAATGCAATGGCAGATATAGAGGCTGGGCAAACATCAATGGAGATGTCTGATGCAGAGAAAAAACTTCAATCTCTATTAAATAATCTTCGCATGCAACAGCAAGCTGGAATGCAAGAAGGTTATCTTGGACAGCAGCAATATGGATTAGAGGAACAACGACTTAGAAATATGTTGTCTGGCGAAGAAAGGCAGCAAGCGCTGCGTAAATATCAAGTAGGAATGCAGTCGCCATATGCTCAATCGGGTAGGACTGCGATAGGAGGCATATAATGGCTAAAAGACCGGCATGGAAACAGTGGATAATTGATGAAAAGAGGATAACAGGACAAGCTTCAATGCTTTCTCTGATAAACTTGCAGAAAAACTTGGGCCTTAGCGCATACGATATTGGTCGTATAGTTAGGGGTGAGCCAAATACAAGAAAAGGTTTGTCAAAAGAGCAAAGAGAAAAGGAAAAAGCAGCTAAAGAATATATTGATTTTAGATTTGGTAAAGCAAGTAGCTTTAGTGACTATATGCCTAAAGAATATAAGGGAACTGAGCTAGCAGATATATATAAAACTCTATCTGGAAAAGAGCAATCAACTGGCAAGGTTACAATAGACGACCTTATAAACCTTAAGAAAAATCTTGGATTAACGGATCAAGATCTTGAGCGAATTGCAAGAGGTGACCTTAAAACTGATAGTAGATTTCCAAAAGAACAAAGAGATAATGAAGTTGCGGCAAAAAACTACATCGATTCTTTAAGGTCAAAGTCATTGTCTGACTTTGAGGATGTATCTGAAAAATATAAGAATCATGGATTATCAAATCTTTATAATCTTATAGCTGGTAAGTCTAGTGGTTCTACCGTATCTCAAGAGCAAGCTCAGGCAGCGCAAGAGCTGCAAGAGGCGCAACGCGGTACTCAAGGATTTGACGTGGTAAACCCTGGTCAATCTCAGCAGGCGCAACAATCTTCCATGATGCCAACTGGTACGGGCGATATAATAACACAGCAATCACAACAGCTAATAAATGAACTTGCTAGTAGAATACCATCATATGGTCAAGAAGCTGAAATTGAGATACCAAAAGGCGCAACTAAAGACGAGCGTAGAAAGATAATAACTCAAAACAAAGAAATCAAAAAACGTAACGCGGAAGTACAAAGACGTGGAGAAATTTTATCACAAGGGTTTCAACAACTTACACCACAGGTTATAAATGCAATTCAGCAGGGTGAAGAGCCTATAGCTCAATTTGGCAACCCTAATGCACCAGGAATGTTGGGCACATATGATAGGTTCGTTAATCTTGTAAGACCTGAGCGTACGGCTGGGCAACGATTTTTATCTGGCGCTTCTAGGCTTGCAACGCCTACAGGGACAACTATAGGTCAAGTAGCTGGGAATATTGTTGGTGGTCCACTAGGAGGAGCACTAGGGGGTCTCGCAGGCTCTCTATTAGGCGCAGCCGGGCAATATGGTCTCAATAAATTAGCGCAGCCAAAATCAGAATTTTACAACATAGGAACTGGTCTTGCTGGTGAGGCTCCAGGCTACTTTAGTGCTGGAACTCGTGGATTAGCTGGCCTTATATCTGGTGAGCAACCTGTATCTAAGCTGGGAGCGCTTTTTGGTGGAGCAAGTCAACCTGCTGGACGTATTGGTAGACTCAGAGGCGCATTGGGTAGTGGTGTGAGGACAGCAGGTAGATTTTTACAACAACCCGGTAGTGCATCTCAATTAAGAAACATATTATCTGCTGGAAAAGCTATATATGATCTTGGGAATGAACTTGGACTTGGTGAAAAAGCTAGGTGGATTGCCGAAAAGCTTGGATTGGTAAGTCGTAGGCCTGGTCTAAATGCTTCGCTTGGTGGTCAAAACATGGCTGCAAGCATTTTGCCTTCAGCATATGCGTGGATGGTGCCAGAGCTTCAGCGGCAGTCACGGGGATATTTAGGGTATTCACCACCTGCTCAAGCCCTTTTGAGTGGCATAGATGAAGAAATGTTGGCAGCATTAACTCCTCAAATTGTAGAGCAAGAACTTACTGGCTCAAAAATAAGAAGCAAAGCACAGTCACTTGCTGCGCAACAACGAGCACAACAGGCTGCAGCGCCGATACAGCAGGCAGCTGAGACACTACAACAACAGCAACAGCAACAAAGGTTTGCTAGGAAGGCTCAAATGGGTGGGCTAAGAGGTGCAGGAGAAACAGAGCGTGCAAAACTAGCTGCGCAGCGTAGAAATATAGCGATAGATGAAATACAGTCAGGGCAACCGCTAAGAATATACCCAGGTTTGCAGCCTGTACCTGCATATGGATCAACTCCTGAAGTACTTGAGGCTGTTGGATCAGGTTTATCAGCTATTGGACAACCGCTGCTTCAAGAGCAGGTGAGAAGATCGTTTACGCCAACAGCACAAGATATAAAATTAAGTAAAAAATAGGAGCTTATAATGGCTTATAATCAAAGATATGAATATGACCCTATATACAGGGGGATGTCCCCTGCTGCGCAAGTAGCAAGTGTTGTTACTGGTGGGCTTGGGACTGTATTGGGCGGTTATTTAAGTGCGAAACTTGAAGAAGACCGCATGCGTAGAGAATTTGAAGGCAACAAGCGTGTCTTGCAGGCTTCTTATCCAAATATGCCTGATGAGCAATTAGATCAAATGTCCAGGGTTCCAGCAGGACAACTAAAAGATGTATTGGGTGGTTTACAATCAAGGGAGTTTGTGGATGTTATGTCTGCTGGTAGAGGCGGTGGAATGATGCCTCAAGAGCAGGCGCCTATGCAGCCGGCTGAGCAACAACTTGCACCAGAAGACGCTCAAATGATGCAACAAGAGACTCCAGGTTTAGAGGGTTCTTCACAGCTTGAGGCTTTACCTGATTTAGAAAATACTCCAAAGGGAAGTTTCTCAGAAAGGCAAGTAATTAGGGCTGCAAATGAAGAAGCTGCTGAGATTGGTCAAATTGAGCAAGCATTAATGTCTTCAAATCTTGATGAAAAACGATATATGCAGGTTTCACAGGAGCTTTCAAAAAGAAAAGATAACCTAGTAAAAAATCTTATAAATCAAGAGAAAATTTCGCTTAAGCAGGCAGAAATTGCTAGGAATCAAGAAAATGAAGATCGAAAGTTTGCTTTCGAGCGTGAAAAATATTTGAGCACTTTAAGTGAAAGAGATGCTAAAAGAGAAGATTTAAGAATAAAGAGATTAGATGATAAGCATGGAGAATATTACAATAACCTTATGGACAAAGAGATGTTTTTAGAGCAAGATCTAGAAACTCTTAAAATTATGAGCAAACTAAATAGTGATCCAAATTCAGAATTTGGATATCAAGGATTTAATGTTATTGCTAAAGGATGGCTTGCTAAAAAGCTTGGTGATGCTTCTGGTTATATGCCTGTTGATGCTCAAACATTTGAAAAACTTACAGCAAATATAATTACAAGAAAAATAATGCAAATGAAGGGTGTAGGTAGGGTCACTAATAAGATGGTCGAACAAATTGAAAAACAGGTTCCAAATTTAATGCAGTCTCCAGCTGGTCGCCAAAGAATTATCGATATGCTTATAGCTCAATCTAAACTTGAAAATGCTGAAATTAAAGAGGCAAAAAGAATAAAGAAGGCAAATAAGTATCAATTTACTGATGACTTCAGAGAAAAGATATCAAAAAAAATGAAGCCTTTTTATAGAAAATATAGAAACAAAGTTTTAGGAGTTACGGCGTCTGCTGAAAAAAAATCTGCGGCACAAGAACAGAAGTTTCAAGAGCGAGGGTTTGTATCATATGCAGTTCCAAGAGGTCTTTCTGGGGTAGGCAGGCAAATAGAAAGTCTAGTTGGTGCTCCTAGCGTTATAGAAAAAGGTAAGAGGTCTTATAGTGGATTTAGATCTGGCCTAGGAGAGATGTTAAATCGTCCACTGTCTGACTGGGAGAAAGAGTGGGCAAGAAGTATGAGTCGCTAGTGTCCTTTTTTAGTAACGTAGTATATTGATTAGGAAATTGTTTTTAAAAGTTAACTGAGGAGACAATAATGGCAATAGTCGACAATCCATCGCTTGTTACAACGAGAGATGTTAAATATGCCAGATTATATGATCTAGCGCTTAAGTATGAGCGTGATCCATTAACTACGGATATTACCGAAGAAGGTAGGCTGTGGCTCAACACTACGAGTAATGAGTTATTTATTTTGGTTGATGTTACTGGTCCACCACCTGTAGCAAACTGGGGTAAAGTTGCAGACCTAACAAACGGCGGCAACGATGGACAGCTTCTTATTGGAGCAACAGGTGCAGCCTCGTCTTGGGCTAGCCTTACATCTGCTGACGATACACTTGATATAACAGCTGGAGCAAATACGCTTGATGTTGTATTAGGAGCTCCGACAACTGACACGCAAGCATCACCAACAGCAGCATCCAATGTCGATGCTCGCATTGGTTCGGTTACTTATACTGGGTTTACAACTGCCGCAGCTGCAACGCAGGTATTTACTATAGCAAATAATACCGTAACAGCTACATCAGCAATACTTGTTACAGCGTCAAACCCTACTGTTGTAAATGATGCGCAATGCACAGTAACAAGAGTTGATCCTGGAGCTGGAACATTTGATGTAACAATAACTAACAACGGAGCTGCTGCTGTCGATAGTGATATCACAATTGCATTCTTAGTGCTGAGCTAGGCTTCGTCTTAAATTTTTGTTTTTTCTTCATAGGAGCCCCTACAGGTGCAACGCTGTAGGGGTTTTTTATTGTAATTTCTTTTTAATATGTATGGATATATTCTGACTATGTAACTAGTTATTTTTAAGAAAGGTTAGTCCATGGCAAGACCGATGCGTAAATATGGAAATTCAGGCAATAAAAAGAAGGCAACTGCCTCTAAAGTTGCTAAAAACGTTAGAATATCTTCTAAGGAAAAAGCTAAATTAAAAAAAATGAAGGGAAGCTCAAACACTGGAAAATATAAGGATGTTGAGGCAAAGGACTTTGTTGGCGCTGCTGGCGGAGCATCTAAATATTCATATCCGATAGATACCATATCTAGAGCTCGAGCTGCATTAGCGCAAGCAAGAAAAGCTCCAAACCCAGCTGGAATAAGACGCGCAGTTTATAAAAGGTATCCAACATTAAAAAAAAATAATAATAAACAAGCAAAAAAAAGTGTTCGTATTTCCGTTAAAAAGAGGAAGAAGAAATGAATAGATATGTAAAATTAGATACCGTTAATACAAAATTTGAAGAAGCAAAAGAACTCGCGTTTGGTGGAATAGGTGCAAATTATGCTCTTTTAGGTGAGCTGGAAGAAGTGTCATATCAGTATCTTTTATATAATTTAACCGATGTTAACATATGGATTAGCCTTGATGGCGTAACTGATCATATATTATTACCTTCTGGGGCAACATTTGTCTCTGATGTTGGCGCAAACGGTGGAGACTTTAGGCAGGGTACAACGCTATACGCAAAAAGACATGGTGGCGTTAATCCTACAAGTGGCTCTGTTGTCGTATGTTCATCATATAGACACTTCAGATAGGAGTTTAATATGTCACAAATAATAGTTACCACAGGAGGAGGTGGTGGAGCAACTACGTTCGCCGATGATGTATTTAGGGTTTATGACAATGTCGATAATACTAAGCTTATTGCTTTTGAAGCAGACCAAATAACCTCTGGGCAGACGCGCACTATTACCATGTGTGATCAGGATCTTAGCCTTATTGCTCCTTCGTTTCCTGGAGATGTTACAACTGGTGGAAACTTTAATATGCCAGTCACAAATGCAGCTCTTACTGAAGGCGTATTAGAAATTAATAGTGTTAGAATGCTTCATGCCTATGGGGTGGATAATATATTTATAGGTCCGGATAGTGGAAATGGGACCAACACAGGAACAGATAATACTGGCATTGGTTATCAATCATTAGAATCGCTAACAAGCGGTATAAATAACGTTGCAATAGGGAGTAATTCATCACCACTCCTTACAGATGGGCAAAGAAATGTTTCAATAGGAGCAGAATCTTTACTTATACTTACAAGTGGAGACAATAATGTTGCAATAGGTGAAGGCGCACTTGAAACAATAGCAACTGGAAATGAAAACGTAGCAATAGGTGTTGGAGCAGGAATAAATTTAACGTTAAATGACTCAAGCAATGTTTTAATAGGAAGCTTAGGTGTTGTTGGCGACAATAACACTATAAGAATAGGTGAGCAAGGTGCAGGCGCAGGTCAACAAGATACCTGTTACGTTGCAGGTATACACGGTGTTACGCCTGCTGGCGCAACTGAGACCGTAATAATAGATGCAAATGGTCAACTTGGTTCTACAACTAGTCCAGGGAGTGAGTTTACCGATGACCTATTTAGGGTTCTTGATGACGGCGATAATACTAAAGAACTTGCTTTTGAATGTTCGTCTATAACGGCCGCAACAACTCGTACAATAACTATGTGCGACCAAGACCTAAGTTTAATTAGTCCATCATTTCCTGGAGATGTTTCAACAGGTGGGAACTTTAATCTTCCTACGACTAATGCAGCGCTTACTGAGGGTGTTATAGAGGTTAATGGTACAAGGTGGGCACATAGTTACGGAACAAATAATACGTTTATTGGTTCTGGAACAGGAAATGGAACCCTTTCTGGAGCAACTGGCAACGTTGGCGTTGGAACGGATGGTGTGCTTGCTTCTTTAACAAGTGGCGATAACAACACTGGTCTTGGGCATCAGGTTCTTCAGGATGTTACAACAGGAACAAATAACTCAGCATTTGGAACAGCAGCACTTAGAAACGTTGTTGACGGGGTCAATAACATTGGATTTGGTCTTCAAGCTTGCACCTCTCTTACATCTGGGCAACGAAACACCGGCGTTGGCGTCGCTTCTTTAATTTCAATAACATCTGGAAGCTATAATACAGCTATCGGAGAAGATGCTGGTGGAAGTTTAACGGGTTCTGATTCTGACAATGTGCTCATAAGAAATAATGGCACAGCTGGAGATAACAATACTATTCGCATTGGTGAACAAGGTACAGGCGTAGGACAACAAAATCGCTGTTATATAGCCGGTATATATAATACGACTCCAGCTGGCGGCGTTGATGGCACGGTAGTTATTGATTCTAATGGTCAGCTAGGGTCTATTGCTGGTGCTGCGCCTATGGATAGAGTTGATGCTACAGGTGCTACGCAGGCTATGGCTGTAAACACTGAATATACTACTAATTATGGATCTGGATCTTGTACATATACACTGCCTTCAGCTGCTGCGGTTGGTGATGTTATAGAAGTATGGGGTAATTCATCAAATGGCTGGTCTATAGCTCAGAATGCTGGTCAAACAATACACATTCTTGGATCAAGTACAACAACTGGAGTAGGTGGATCTCTTGCCTCAACGACACAATATGATTGTATTAGATTGAAGTGTACGGTTGCAGATACTGATTTTGTTGGGATTCCAACAGGAAATATAACGATTGCATAGGAGTTAATATGGCAAAGGTAATTGGAATAATACTTGTTATAGCAACTATCGTTACTGGTATAGCATCTCGTTTTATTTTTAAAAAGACAGACAATCCGGTTGAAGAGATAGCGGAAGAGATCATTGAAAATGAAACAGGGTACAGTATTGACTTAAGCCCAGATACTCCAGATAAAGAGTCTGAATCTGAAGAAGTATCTAAAATTCAAAAGGATTACGATGGCCAAGATAAATAATATAAATAACAAGAGCGGTGAGCTTACCATTGATCCTGGTTCGTCAGGGGATTCATTTTTGCAGTTAGACATCAACGCGTCTGGCAAGTTTAGGATTGGTGTAGACGATGACGATAGTGACAAGTTTAAGATAAGCTCTGGCTCGGCGCTGGGAACAAATGATTCGTTTGTTGTAACTGCAGCTGGAGAGGTGACAAAGCCTTTAACTAGCTGTTTTCATGCATATGCAGACCTGCAATCGAATGTAACAGGCGATGCTACCGCCTATACCGTGGTTTTTGCAAACGAAATCTGGGATCAAAACAGTGATTTTGATGGAACTTCAACTTTTACAGCGCCTACTACAGGAAAATATATATTTATAACAACTATGTATTATGGAGGTCTTGGATCTGCAAATACTCAAGCATCATTAAGTATTAATACGTCGAATCGCAATTATGGCGGTCTAAGTATAGATATGGGTAATGCTATGGATAGCAATAATGAATATATAGGTCTTGTTACTGCTATAGCCGATATGGACGCATCTGACACAGCATATGTTAAAACGAGTGTTTCTGGGGGCACAAAGATAGTTGATATTTTGGCTACAGAGTCAAGGTTTTGTGGGTTTTTAGCTACATAGGAAGATATCTAATGGCAAAAGTAAATAGTATAAACAATAAGTCTGAAGAGCTTACAATTGACCCTGGAGCTTCAGGAGATTCATTTGTACAATTTAATATAAATGGTACGGGAGAATTTCGCATAGGTGTTGATGATACAGACGATTCGTTTCGTATCAGTCAAGGCAGTGCATTAGGTACAAGCGATACAACTGTAATTGATAGCGCCGGACACGTTACACATGGACTTAATCCCGCTTTTAGTGCTTTTAAAAGTAATGACCCTGCCAATGTCACCGGTGACGGAACTGTGTATCAACGGTTATTTGGAACAGAAATTTTTGATCAAGGGTCTAATTATGCGTCTAGCACTTTTACAGCACCTACTACAGGAAAATATATATTTGTCGGATTGATTTCGTGCTATGGCGGAACAACATCACACACACACCTTGATGTGAGATTAATTACATCAAATAGAACATATTACTTTGATTATGTAAATTATGGGGGAATATTTAAAACACAAACTGCCAGTGGCGTATACGTTAGGTGTAATCTTGGTATTATAGCTGATATGGACACATCTGATACAGCAACTGCTTCATTTATGGTTTCTGGTAGCACTAAGATTATTGATAATTATGCAGCGCATATCATGGGAATATTAATTTGTTAAGAGGATAGATATGAAAATAAAAGTAGACAATGAAGATCTTTTTGAGATTACAGAGATTCAAAAGAAAGTTCTTAAAAACGATATTAAGTCAGAGAACTTTGAAGAAGATATTAAGCGCAGAATATTTTATATAATTAATCACAAGTATGAGCAATGCTTTAAGAGATTAAAGGCTGAGTGGGAGCCTAAACTTGCTGCGCGTGGTGCAGAGTCTCTACCAACGGATAAAGATGCGTTTGCGCAGTTGGTGTTTTCCCAGGAAGACTATAAAGATAGGTCAACAAGAGATTCTAAGGTTGAAATATAGGAGTTATTATGTCGCATTTAATATTGAAGGTACCTCCTGGTGGTATAACCGCTATACCTACTACATTTGTTGAGGACGTAGGTAGTGCGGTTCCTGTAGCCAATACATTAAACGTGTTGGGGGGGCTCAATATAAACACTACTGGCCTAGATGACACTATAACGGTCAACCTTGATGATCCTGGTGAGGGTGTTGTGCAAAGTGATGCTACAGGTATTTTAAGTGCTTCTAAGGGGACGGATGGGCAAGTTCTTGTATCATCTACAGCTGGTAGTCCCACATGGTCTAATATTATATCGTCTGATGCATCAGTTACGGTAACTAATGGTCCTAATACGGTTGATCTTAGTGTTTCTAGTGCATCGTCTAGCGGCGTAAAGGTAACTAAGTTTACAACTAGTGGTACATGGACTAAGGATGCTAACGCTCAATATATAGAGTTTTTTTTGTGGAATGCTGGTAATTCTGGTGGTTCAGGAAGAAGGGGTACTTCAACTTCATGGGATGGAGGAGGTGGAGGAGGAGGCGCATCTTCTAATTGGGTATACCATTTTTCTGGTCCAGCTCAAATGCTTGGCTCTTCTGAGCCTGTTGTTATTGCTGGGGCAACTGCAGGGGGAGTGCCTCAAACTGTTGATAATACAGATGGAAATGATGGAGCCTTTGGAAATATATCTCAATTTGGTTTATGTGATGGATATATTCCATCTGTTGCCCCAGTAGTTGTACCTGGAGGAGGAACTGTAACTGTTGCTACGTATGGAAGTATTGGATATTTTATTCAGCTTCCTTCTAGTGGAACAGCTTCAAGTTTTTTTTCTATAGCGTGTTGCAGAGGTGGAACTGGAAGTAATGGTGGAGACGGTGACGACGCAGAGTCGTATTTTAACATTACTGGCAGTATTAAGGCAGGTTCGTGTGCTGGCGCTGGAGGTGGCGGCGGTGCTTCAGATACAACAACAGAATATAGCGGCGGTAATGGATCAGCGATTAATTATGTTTCTGGCGCAGTGTATTTACCAGGACCGACTGGTGGCACTGAGAGTTCCACAATAGATGGTGCAGACGGTCTTGATAACACAGCTTTTTCTTCTGGTGGCCTATTTGTTGGCGGCCAGGGTGGTGGAGGCGGAGGCGGCCAGCACGCTTTAGGTGTTGCGGGCTCAGGAGGTGATGGCGGTGCGCCAGGAGGTTCTGGAGGTGGCGGCGGAGGTAGCCAGAATGGAGTCAACTCTGGTGCTGGAGGCTCTGGAGCTCGAGGAGAACTTATAGTTATAGAATATCTAGGATAGTTATGGAAGAGTTAGATTTTGATATACAAGATAATCGCTGGGCACAGGTTAATGATAAGAACGCAGTTGTTAACATTATAGAGTGGGACGGCAAGACAGAGATACAGGGATTTCCACCTAAAGGGCACAAACTTGTCAAATGCGGCAAGTTTGTTCGTACGGGTGATACTTATGCCCCAATAGAAAATGCGTTTATTAGCAATGGATATGTATTAAAATAAAGGCCTACATTTTTAAACATCGACAATTTGTCGGCAGTTGGATATTCTCTGATAATCACGAGGCTTTAAATAAAAGTAGGCCCCATTATGGGACCTACTGAGCGTAAGAAGGGACTGTAGTAGTCCTAAGAAAGACACTTTATAACTTTATCTATTTCATCGAAGTAGCGTTTAGGACACTCTTCTA